AAAGAGACTTCTTAAACGATCCCACGGGCAACAGACGTTTCAATCCTATATCAGTTAATAAGGGTAAAGCTACTAAGCAAGTGTTCCAAGATTTACCAAATGAAGTGGATCAAATTTGGGCTGAGGCGGTAGCAATGTTCAAAGCTAAGGAGCCACTCTTTTTAAGCAAAGAAGCTGAAGCGATAGCCAACCAAGAGCAGCGTAAACACTCCGAGACTGACGACCGTACGGGATTAATCGAGGCTTATTTAGATGCTCTACTCCCTAAAGATTGGAGCAACTTAGATATCTTCGAAAGGCGAATAATATTAGATAACCAACCTGATACAGGCGAGCAAAAGCAATTCGTCTGCATGGCTGAGATATGGTGCGAGTGTTTGGGTAAAGCTAAAGAGGATATGAGCCGATACAACACCCGAGAGATTAACGACATTATGAAAAGCCTCGAGGGCTGGGACTACCACCCGACAACTAAAAACTTTAAAATATATGGAAAGCAAAAGTATTACAGCCGAAAAAACTAAAAAAATAATACTCCATCTTTGTGCTGATTTAGGAAGCGATAGCTTGTTTTATCAATTATCAGAAGAATATGAAGTAATAATGATAGGCGAAAAAATAGGAGTTGAAAATTATCATCCTCCTAAGAATGTTCACGGAATTATTGCCAATCCCGTATGCACTGAATTTTCTACGGCAAAATGCTTTACTCACGTAGGGGACATTGAAAAAGGAATGTTTCTTGTGAATCACTGTTTAAGAATTATTAAAGAAGCGCAGCCGAAGTGGTGGGTAATTGAAAACCCATTTAATGGGAGATTAAAAGAGATTTTAGGGAAACCAAAATATGTTTATCAGCCGTGGGAATATGGAAGCCCTTGGACTAAAAAAACGGCTTTGTGGGGAGAATTTGAAAGTCCAAAACCAATTTATAAAAATTGGGAAGATGTGCCAAAAAATGAAAAATTATACATACGCCCGGGAAGATTAAAACCGGGGCTTGTTTATTTTCATAAAAGCGCAGTTGATTTAATTCCTGAAATGCAATGGGCAAAAGAATCAATTAAATGTGATGCAGATATTCGCTCGATGTGTAGTCGAGGTTTTGCAGAAGCTTTTTACCTCGTAAACCCTTAAATTATATGGAAAGCAAAAGTATTACAGCCGAAAAAACCCCCTTTAAGGTACATAAGCATATTCCTACGATAGTCGAATCTTTGAATAGAGCCAGCACCTTTTTCCTATTCCGAGCTGATGGGAAAGAGATAGAGTTCACAACTATAGGAGGTAAGCTTGAATCTAAATACCATATTCTAAATTCAAGCGAAATAAATTATATTAATAAAAAAATTATAGATAATGACACAAATAGAACAAAAATTTGAGCAAAGTATTGGGAGAGCTTTAAATAAAGCCTTAGCAGAAAACCCCGAAGCCTTAGAAACAATTGAAAGGCTTAAAACCTTACTTCTTATTAAGGGGAAAGAGTATCGACGAAATAACGACCCTTACCATAACTTCAACGAGGGCGCAAAGCTTATGAGCGTTCGTCCTATGACGGTCTTGAACTTCTTTAGATTAAAGCACGTCATTAGCATAACAGACTTGCAAAAAGACTTCGAAGATAAAAAGCACGTAAGCGTAGACCAAATCAATGAAAAGTATGACGACATACTTGTATATACTTTGATAGAATTAGCGTACACAGAGAACGAAAACGAGGCGAGCTTCGAAGCTTTTAGAAGTTTTACCGAGTACCTAAATGCTAAACTTAAATTCTTAAAAAAGATACATGAAAGAGAGTGAAAAGGTTCTTGAGCGAAACCTCAACAAAGAAGTAAAAGCTCTCGGGGGTTGGTCGATAAAAATACTATCGAACTTCATAACGGGTTTGCCTGATAGGCTCGTACTCCTTAATGGTAGAGCTTACTTTGTTGAGGTGAAGTCTGAGGGTAAGAAGCCGAGTGCAAGACAAAGAGTGGTCCACAAGAAGCTGGAAGCCTTAGGGTTTCCAGTTAGCGTAATTGACACAACAGAAAAATTGAATAATTTTATAAGAGGTTTATTGAATTAATTGATTATCTTTGTAGTATCGGAGTGGAAGCCGAAATAAAAGACTTTATTAAATGCCTGCAATGCGAGAGCCTTCCACCTCTTAATTTGCGGGCTTTTTGTTTATATGGAAAATTGGAAAGCAGTAAAAGGTTATGATGGCTTGTACGAGGTTAGCGATTTAGGAAACGTAAAAGGACTATACCGTAAGATGAAACACCCAACTAAAGCGGGTTTCGTAACTATTAAAGAAACCGTATTAAAACCGCACTTAGACAAAGGTGGTTATGTAAATGTTAATTTGTGGGTTAGTGGAAAGCAGAAAAGACACCGAGTGCACCAACTCGTAGCTGTTGCCTTTTTAGATCACGAGGTTGACGGGTTTAAAGCCGTAGTTAACCACAAGGATTTTAATCGTCAAAATAACAGAAAGGATAATTTAGAAATAACCTCGCAGCGAAATAATGCCGACCAAAAACACCTACCTAGTGCGAGTGATCTTACAGGGGTTAAAAGAGGAGGCAATAAATGGATCGCTGCAATATATTCCGAAGGTCGACAAATATACTTAGGATCGTACTTGACTGAAGCAGAAGCAGGAGAAGCCTATCAATTAGCATTAAAAGAAATACAAAAATGATAAAGACTTTTAAAGAATCTCAGCTCCACTATTACCAAAAAGGTACTGTAGAACATATACTAAAAAACAATTATTGTGGGCTCTTTTTAGATATGGGAACTGGAAAAACAGTATCTACCTTAACAGCTATAAATAAATTAATCTATGAAGAGTTAGAACTTGAAAGGGTTCTTGTTATCGCTCCGAAGCGAGTAGCTGAGAGCGTTTGGACTGCCGAGATTGACAAGTGGGAACACCTCAAAGACTTAAAGATAGTTAAGATTACAGGCAACGAAAAGCAACGCAAAGAAGCCCTAAGGCAAAAAGCTGACATCCATATTATCTCTCGGGATAACGTGGCTTGGATATGTGGCTTGTATGGTGGCTCCATGCTACCTTATCAAATGTTAGTGATCGATGAGAGCAGTTCGTTTAAAAACCACGCCTCGATGAGGTTCAAAGCTCTTAAGAAAGTACAGGCAAGTTTTAAAAGAGTTGTGATACTTACGGGTACGCCTGCACCAAATGGCTTGATTGACTTATGGTCACAAATATGGTTACTCGATAGGGGTAAACGATTAGGTCAAACGATTACTTTTTACCGAGACAATTACTTTCGAAAGTCCTATAATGGGTTTAGCTATGATGCTATGGACGACACGGAAAGCAGAGTACATACTAAGTTGAAAGACATTTGTATCTCGATGAAGTCAGAGGACTACTTGGAATTACCTGAAAGGATTGACACCTACATACCTATCATACTACCTCCGACAATACGCAAGCAGTACGACGACTTCGAGCGTGAGAAGGTCCTGGAAATGTTCGGTGACGGTACGACCGAGATAACCGCAATGAATGCCGCCACTTTATCAAATAAGCTTTTGCAGTTTGCTGGAGGGGCTATTTATGATGAAGAGCGAAACGTCCACGAGATACACGACTTGAAGCTTGAAGCGGCTGAGCAGTTCATAGAGGAAGCAAACGGAAAGCCCGTACTTATCTTTTATAGTTATAAGCATGAGCTTAGTAGACTACAGGAAAGACTTAAGAGATACAAGCCCATTAAGATGGAAAGCTCGCAGCACGAGAAGGACTGGAACGCAGGTAAAATTCAAGTCATGCTTTTACACGCTGCAAGCGGAGGTCACGGTTTGAACCTTCAAGAAGGGCATACTATGATGCTTTGGTTCTCTTTAAATTGGTCTTTGGAGCTTTATATGCAGGCAAACAAAAGACTACATAGGCAAGGGCGCAAATACCCCGTAGTGATAGGCCACTTAATCGCACAAGGCACGGAGGACGAAAACGTGGTCAAAAGATTGGAAGGGAAGCAAACAACGCAAGAGGCTTTTATGCAATCAGTTAAGGCGAAAATAGAAAAGTATAAAAAATATATTTAGTATTTTTATTAAAATAAATTTGTGTATCTAAAATTGTTTTATACCTTTGCTAAGTAAATAATTTAAAAAATAGAAAATATGAGTACAGTATCAAAATCATTGGCTTATGATTTAGCCTCCGAACTTTTAAAGCCTTTAAAGTTAAAATTATCAAAAGCTTTCGACGAGAGAGGTGAAGCTTTGGAAAATATACTCCTTGCACGTGTACCCTCTATCGTTTTAGAGGTATTTAAAAAGTTTCCGCAGTATATTGAAACTGAGCAGTGTTTTAATATCTCGGGCGAGGGTTTCGAATACACTAGAATAGTCACTAAAAATAAAATAGTGTGTGCAGGTAATACTAATATTTTAGTGGATAAAAAAGAAGCTGAAAAGCTTAAACCTTTTTGTAACGCTTATGAATCTTTACGTACTGACGTATCGAAGACCCGAGAGGAATTAGAGGCGGTACTATATGGATTAAGGACTTATAAAAGAGTCTTAGAAGCGTTCCCCGAGCTTGAAAAGTTCCTGCCTATCTCTACGACAAAAGCTCTAGCTTTAGACTTATCCGTGTTAAAAGCAAAACTAAAATAATATGAAAACAGAAAAATCAAACGTCGAGAAATTTTACGAGTGGATGCAAAGAATAAATAGCATCCACTTAGCCAACACGCCAGCAATGGCTGCAGCATTTCAAAAAATAGTAACCTAAAAATTAATAAATATGAAAGTAGAAGTTAAAGAAAGTAGCAAGAAAGCGGAAAGACCTTTCCCTAAGTTGATGATAAACAACCTAGACAAGACGACTATAGTATTGTTCTCCAGCCCGACAGAAGGGACGATTATACACTCAAAAGGTAAGCTCTACCCCGTGGGCTTTCATTCTCAAAGCTTAGGAAGTAGTTATTTTGAAGACTTCGAAGGTGAGATAGCTCTTAGCAATGATTAAGAAGTTCTTTTACGACTTGGAGACTACGGGAGTAGATCACAGGCGCAACGGCATACACCAATTAGCGGGATGTATCGAGATAGATGGCGAGATAGTCGAGAGCTTTAACTTCAAGGTAGCTCCGAACCCTAAAGCTATAATCGAAGAGGAAGCTCTTAAGGTCGGAGGCGTAACACTTGAACAGATACAAGCCTATGACGTGATGGATAAAGTCTTTAGGAAGTTTAAAGTATTGCTTTCAAAGTATTGCGATCCTTACGATAAGAGCGATAAAATGTACCTCGTTGGGTTCAATAATGCTCACTTCGACGACAGCTTTTTAAGGGCTTGGTTTACTCAAAACGGTGACAGTTATTTTGGTTCTTGGTTTCATGCCGGTAGCCTTGACGTGATGGTTTTAGCCTCTCAGTATTTAATTGAAAGGAGGCACAACATGCCAAACTTTAAACTAATGAGCGTGGCTAGAGAGGTCGGTATTTCGATTGATGAGAGTAAATTGCACGATGCAAACTACGATATTTTAATAACAAGAGCCGTTTACAACATCGTAACGGGATTAGATTTTGAACTTTAAATCCAATTTGTAAACAAAGTAAACAATAAAAAGCCCAACTTATTTTTGGGCTTTTTGCTTTTTTACTGTTTTCTGAAAAATTACAAAACTTAAAAAGGTAATTGTAAATTTTACAATTCTTGTAAAAATATCCGTTTTTAGCCTAAAAAGGCAACAAAGAAACAATGAGTAAACAAAGATAGTTTACATAAAAAGCCCAGTATATCGGGGGTCTAAGGGTAAAAGTAAACAAAGTAAACAATAATAATAAAGATAATATATAAATAAAAAATAATATATTATATACATAATATATGCGCGTACACGCACACGAAATAATATATTATATATACTGTATATATATATTTAGCGCGCATTGTTTCTTTGTTTCTTGTTGCTTTTCCGCTGGGAAGCCTTGGTATCATTGAGAAGTTGACGTAAACAATAAAAATAGCATTGTTGCCCTTTATTTTGTAAAGCCTTGAAACCAAAGTAGTTAACTGTTTTCGATTAAAAAATCTTTGTTTATTTTGTTGGAATGTTGAAAAGCTTTTGTACTTTTGGAGCATGAAGCCGAAGAAAGAACAGACCGTAAATGAAATGCTCCTCGAGATCGAGATGGGTATCACGTACTCGGAATGTATGAAACTTAATGAAAGATTATGGAAGCTTCCAGAAACAACTTACAACCGTTATTGGAGTGAGGCCTCTAAGCGATTTAAAGCACGCTTAGACGCAATCGAAGAGGCTACGACGAAGGTAGCGGTATCGATGGAAATTAAAGCCCTTAAAAAGGCTATTTTGAGCAAACACGAACGTCAAGAGATTTTAACCCAAATAGCTAAAGGCGAAATCCCTTTAGTCAAACATATCGTTTGCGATGGAGTTATCCAAGAGGTCGACGTTGTGCCTGCTTGGGCTGATAGAAGGGCAGCAATAGCCGAACTAAACAAAATGGAAGGCGACTATGCCCCCGTTAAAAAAGACATTACCAGCGGAGGCGAACCAATAAAGCAGATAACTGGAATAATTGTTGAATAATGGTTTTAACCTTCAATAGCTTCGGAAATGAAAAGCAAAAAGAAGTCTATAGGCTTTGGGCTAACCACGAGACGACCGACATAGTTTACGGAGGTTCGAAGGGTTCGGGAAAATCTTATCTAGGTTGCTCCCTCGTTATCGGAGACGCTCTAATGTACCCGGGGGTTCACTTGTTCATAGCTAGAAAAAAACTAAACGATTTAAGAAAGTTCACAATACCTTCAATTCATGAAGTCTTTAAGGCTTGGGGAATATCTGACCAATACTACAAACACAACGGGCAAGATAATTTTTTTGAGTTCTACAACGGTTCTAAGATTTTCCTTTTAGAAGCTGCCTACCTTCCAAGCGACCCCCTTTTTGAGCGTTTCGGCTCGATGCAAATGACTAGAGGCTGGATAGAAGAGGCGGGAGAGTTCGAGAAAGCGGCGAAGGATAACCTTTTTGCCTCATGTGGTCGCTGGAAAAATGACGAATACAACTTAACCCGAAAGCTTCTACAGACCTGCAATCCTAAGAAAAATTATTTATACTCTGACTATTACCAACCAGCATTAAAAGGCACTCTTAAGCCCTCAGCTGCTTTTATTCAAGCTTTACCGCAAGACAATAAAAAGCTTGCAGCGGGGTATCTTGACCACCTTAAGGAGATTTTAGACGAGAAGGCAAGACAAAGGCTACTAGAGGGTAATTGGGATTATGACGACAACCCTTACGCTCTTTACGCTTATGACAAGATTTGCGACGTGTTCACTAATTCATTTGTCGAAGGATCAGGCAAGCGATACCTGAGTGGAGACATTGCCTATTTGGGTGCAGACGTTTTCGTCATAACGATTTGGAACGGCCTAGTTATTGAAAAGGTAATAGCTATAGATAAAATTGATGAGACGGCAATAGGTAATAAGCTAATCCAATTAGCGGAACAATATCGAATACCTTATTCGAATATCGTTTACGATGCCGACGGTCTTCGAAAGTTCACGGCCAATAGCCTTAAGAGGTTGACAGCTTCAAAACCCTTCACGAACAACGCACAGCCCTTGAGGGGCAAAAACTACAAGAACCTTAAGACAGAGTGCGCTTTCAAATTAAAAGAGCTTATAGAGGCTGATTTGATACATTGCAAAGACTTGGAATTTAGGAAGCAAATAATGGCGGATTTAGAGCAAGTAAATCGTGAACCGATAGACGACGAGGGAAAAATCAAACTAGAGTCTAAAAAGGATTATAAAAAGCGTACAGGGAGGTCGCTTGACTTCTTTGACAGCGTATTGATGCGAATGTTATTCGAAATAAAGCCCTCGGGAGGTTGGGGCTAAAATAATTTTAATCTTTTTTACAAAAATAGTAAAGGAAACCAACCGATAAAAT